CAATAACTTTCGATTATGTCGCAAGGCGTCGTATACTCCCTCAACTTGGTAGTCGCGTGGGGCGTGTCTACTGATAGCAGCCATATAATCTTTCACACCTTCCTTTGAGATTCCCTCATTTATCTCAAAAGGAAGTCCATAAAACTTATTGTCTGCAAATTCGTATGTGTATTCATGGTCGTCACAAAATTTAATAATCTTATCAAGTAGACCGATATAAATTTCACCAGTTTGTGTATTGAACAGACGAATCTTTCCGTCCCAGTACTTGTTGCGATACTGAGGACTGAATTTTGCATTGGGAACCTCAAATGTGAACTGGTCTGCTAGTTCGTAATAAATGTGAGGTTCTGCTTTGATATACAGATATACTTCGTTCTTTTTTGATATAATCAAATGACTCATAATTTATATCATTTCGATACAAATATTTATCGGCAATAAAAAAGAGGCATTTCTGCCTCAATTGAATCCTGATTGGAACTTATGCCATTCGATAGAATTTTTAATTTGATAAGTTCTATTAGAAACTGTCTTAATAATCTCTTCTAAAAACTTGAGCATAATGTCATAATACCTTATCTTCAAGTCTATCTTGGACAGTCTTTCATCGGCACTCATATACCTCTCTATGGCGTCCTTTTCTCTTACCTTATAGGGAAATGGGTACTCTACGTAGACCTCTGCTGGTGCCTTTCCTGTGTAGTAGTTGTAACGTTCTAGACGCACTCTATTATAGGTTTCTCGTGCCTTCTCACGAAGAAGAGTAATTGTATTATAGATGGTATAGTATTTGGAATGTAGTTGAGGAATTTTTAGTGATTCATCGTGTAGGTTGTCAGGATCAATGACAGAATCTCTCTGCCACATATCCTGAATTTCATCAAGATTCATAGGGGTCTATTATCGGTTCCTAGGATATTATATACAGTATACTTGAAAGATGCCTCTGCTGTAAAGTACTGAATATCATTTGGAGTAGCATCAAATTCCAATGATGTTAATGATACTGGAAATAGGTCTTTAAATTTAACGACCGCAGTATTTCTATAATTGCTGTTAAGAATATACAAACTACCATCACTAAATGCTGCCTTTTGGTCCCTTATCCCACCATCCTTTGTTGTTAACTCTGTAAATTGTTCTGTTGTTTCTGGAAAACCAAGACCAGTCAACCAATTATGAACAGCCATATAATTTTCCATATTCTCATCAACTAGAAATCTAATTGATAAATCACCATAGGTTAGTTTATCACCAGGTACATCAATATCTTTTAGATATGATGGTTGTTGTACAACTTCTAAATTAATTTCTGGAATTCTTGTTGAGTTGCAAAAAAAAGTTACTTTAGGTTCTTTTGCCAAAGTAAATTTAAATCCAACTGGTGATAGAAAATTTCTATTGCCTATTTGATTGGCAAATGGTGACGCCATAATCTTTTATTTTTATTTAGATAAAAAAAGAGGGTCCCGAAGGACCCTCTGGGGAAATGTGAGAAAGACTCACATGAGGTTAGTAACCTTGACTCTTCTGTAGTAAACGTTAGAGTTTCTGCGGAGAGTTCCTTCTCCAACAGTTGCACCTTGTGCGAATGGGTTAGCAACGATACCATAACGAGTCTTAAACCCGATTTTTGGTTGGAAGGTATTCTCGCCAACTGCACGAACCATTTGGAGGGGAACGTATGGGCAGTAGAAGAGACCAGCATCATAAGGGGAAGAACCCTTATAACCAACGCAGTAGTACTGGTTAGCAGATACGTTAGCAGCATAAGGATCGATATAGACCTTATACTTACCTTGGAGAACACCAGCGAAGGTGTTACCGGTATCATCAACGTTAAGGTTAGCGTTAAGTGCTGGGGTGTAATCAAGAACACCTGCCATGGTGAGTGCCGAAGCAACGTCTGCCGAGCAGAGGATCATGTTACCCTTCCCTCTACGAGTTTGCTGTGCAATTGCGTTTGCATCGCGCTCGATTTGGAAGATAAGTCCCTTGAACTTCTCAACTGACCAACGACCGTTAGAGTCAACGTCAAGGTCAAAAGTACCAGCGGTAGCAACGTTTGCTTGAGCACCAGGAACAGCAACGTTATAGATGGTACGGATAACTTCACGGTTGATTTCAGCAAGAATCTCTGTTGAGAGAATGTTTGCTAATTCCGCTTCAGCATTTAGACCGTGGATTGCCTTGAGGTCTTGTGCGAGCTCAAGTGAGTACTCAGCTTTGAGTGCTCTTGACTTAGCAGTAACGGTAACTTTCTCGATTGAGAAAGCCATTTCGTTGAACTGGTTGGTAGCTCCGTTACCAAGATCTTCGGAGTTACCAGTGGTCATGCCTTCGCCTACGTTGTAGGTTGTAGCATCACCTGTTGCTGGGAATGTACCATCCAGAAGACCTGGGTTAGTACCTTGTTGTTGAGTAGTACCAAGACCAACAGCGCCTTGAACAAATCCAGCTGTTAGGTTTCTAGCAGTGTTATTCTGACCAGAGAATGCTGAATCTACTTCATTATAGAACGCTTCAGTACCACTTTGATTGTTGTACTTCGAACGCATTGCGAAAATAAGTCCGGTAGGACCGTTCATTGGTTGAACACCTGCGAGGTCATAAGCGACCAAGTTAGGCATTGCGCGTCTGATCAAGGAGATCAGAACTGGATCGAAACCTGCAACGGTTTGACCACCTGAACCGGTATATCCGCCTGTACCGGCAGAGTTGGTTGGTGATTCTGAAAGGAACTCACGCTCTTCGCGGAGTGTTCTTTCTTGGTTCTCCAGGAGAACTGCGGTTACCATTCTACGATGAGAATCTTTGATGTCTCCAAGACCTTGATGGTCTAGAAGAGGTGCCCACTTCTCCTGCAATTGTTCTGCATTGAACATTTGCATTTGTTTTTCCTCTTTAAAAAGTTAGTTTGATTTGTTTATGATTTAAAAATCACTTTTTCGAAACTCTATTCAGAGTCTGAAGATATGATTCCATCAGACCAGATACTGGTTGTTGGACGGATTCAGTACTTTCAGAGAGATTCTCTGAATTATTTCTTTGAGTACCAGCATTAGATGGGAAATAAGATTCCCTCAAAGTTACTAGCTTCTCACGATAGTTGTCTTCACCATCAAACTCAACATTTTCAGCAAGAGAAGCGAGTTTATCCTTCTGTGAAAGTGCAAGACCTTCGCAGACCTCGGAGAAGATTACATCAGCAACCGACTCAGCTAATCTTTGATTTAGAGCAACATTTCTTTGAATTTGCTCGTTGAGTTTTCCTTCCATTTCATCAAGTTTTTCTACCATAGTATTGAGTACATCATATCTATCTTCAGGGATTGTTACATAATGATCTTCAAAAAGACCCTTCATTCCTTGAAGGAATGATTCGGTCATCTCAGTTTTAAGTCCTGCTTCAACAGCAAGAGCATTTTCCGAAACCCACTCGTCGGCAACATACTCAAGGTATGCATCGACTCTATCAGTGAGTTCTTCTTTAATAGCAACAAGCTCTTCTACGAGTGACTCCTCGTATTGTGCTTGAAGTTCTTCTTTGATTTCTGCAACCTTAGACTTAATTGCAGTCTCAAAGATGGTACGTGCTTTCTCTTGGAATTCCTCGGAAAGCTCCTCACCAGCAAGGAGAGCATTAACATCTTCTTCGATGTCAAACTCTTCCTTCATTTCATCTTCATCCTCGTCCTCTGCTTCTTCCTTTCCACCCTTTTTCTTTTTCTTAGGGGTTTCTTCTTCCTCATCCTCACCTTCTTCCATTGCTTCGGTAACTTCCTCTTCGGCAATGAAATCCTCTTCGTCTTCCTCAGTCTCTTCTGCCATTTTCTTCATTGCTTCAGCCTTAGCAGCTTTAGCATTTACGACATCTTTGACTTGAGAAAGAGTTGCGCCAGGATCTTTCAGCTTTGCTGAATCGTCATCAACCTTGTAATTCTCTGGGGTAGGACCACCTAAGTCTTCCCAACTTCCAGTTTGTCCAGGAGCAATACCCGTGGACAACTTTTGCATTGGTTCAGCTTGTGCAGCGCCTTTGGTTACTACGTTTTCCATTTCTTGTAAATTGCTACCAACGGACATTTGTTTGATTGTGTTATAATCTATATTTATTTATAATTTATAGATTTGATAGAAAATCTTGGAACAATTCAACTTTATGTTCTTGAAGTGTTCTATCATCTACTAAGGTATTAATTCTACGCTTAGTTTGCTCAGC